GAGAGGGATATAAGAAAGGAGTTGAAAGAAATGGATAAGAAGTTTGAAGCGTTGGTTTTAGTGAACGGTAAGATGTTAACAGAGTTCAAAGGGAAAGCAAAAAATGTGAACGCTGTTCGTTGGTTGGTGTTTGAGAACTTCGACGATGCAGAAATAATCGATTTGCATTGGTTATAAATTCCGAGCTTATCTATTGATTTAAAATCAACTAGCATTTATAATAAAGGCGTAATAAGACGAGGGAAAAGAAAGGAATGGTAAAAATGTTACTAACAAAAATAGGAGTTGCGTTACTAGCAATCACGACAATGGGAACGGCACAAACGGTGGAAACTGATCCAACTGAACAAGTGGACGTTATCACGACGGCACAACCTTGCGACAATAAAAAGACAATTGTCACAGTGACAGAAACGTCAGAAGTTGAACAACCTGCAGTTGAGCAACCTACGCAAGATGAAACACAAGCGTTACAAGAAGCCCAAGAAGCTGTCAAAGAAGCACAAGAAGCGCAAACACAGGCAGAACACGAAGCGCTAGAAGCGCAATTTGCGGCAGAAGCTAACGCCAAAGCGGCGCAAGAGGCAGCACAACAAGCACAGGAAACTAATACGTGGACTTGCGATAAATGCGGGCAACAAATTCAAAATAATATTCCTAAAGAGGTTCACGACAAGGCAATGCACGCAGAACAAGAACCAGAAGAAGAAGCAGGCGATTATTATGATTGGATTTGCGAAAAGTGCGGCAGCGCGGGTGTAGGTCCGTTTTCGGAACATGTATGCCCAGGTCAGGCAAAATAACGTGTAAAAGAGGGTAGCCGATTTGCCTCTACTCTCTTTTTTCATAGAGCACTAATGCTACCATGTGCATGGTTGATTTACTTATCTATGAAAAATAACGACGAATCACAAGTGTATTTTTTGATTTAAAATCAAACTATTGTATAATTAATATGGAAGAAAGGGAGAGAACGTCATGACAATGAATAAACGTCGCTTAAAACAAGCGAAGCTTAACGGTAACTTTCAAGGTTGGCTAACGAAAAAGAAAATCATGAAAATAAAAGGTAATACGTGTTGTTGGTGTGGTTGCGAGTGCACAAACGATTTCATAATCATAGGCGGACAGAAACAGCCTCTACCCCACACTGCCACTGTTGAACATTTGATTCCTATCGCAAAAGGCGGACAGCACAATGTAAATAACGTTGCAATTGCGTGTTTCGAGTGCAATCAAAAGAAAAGCGATACAGATTTAAACGAATGGATCACTTTCAAAAACAGTAAAAAAGTTACGGCGTAACTTGATTTAAAATCACATGGAGGGATGGTAAAAATGGTACTCATGTTATTAGCGTGGTTAGTGATTACGTGGTGCGTATTGGCGCTATTGTTTTTCTTTTGGGATTGATTGCGATTGTAATTTGATTAACTGGCATTTTCGCAGAACGGTTAGACAGTCACGGCTTGCGACAAATAAAAAAAGAAGGGTTGGTTATGAGCAAATGGACGGAAACTAAAATTGTGTTTTACATGTTTGTTGAGTTTACTATTTGTACTGCTGTTTTGTTGGTTGATGTTGTATATTTTTTACTTGTTGGAAAGTGTAGAAAGTAGAAAGGACGAACGCTATGTTTACAGTGTATTTTGAGTTTCACAAGAATTGCTTGAACCGTTTTGAAGAATTAGAAATGGAAAGCGCGAAAAACGCGCTAAAAGCAATTAGCGATAACGTGAATGCTGATATTTGCTACGATATCCAATACGGCTCCGGTTATGTGCGCGTATTCTTATTATTGCGAGCTATCGACATCGTTGAGTTCATTCTAGCGCGTGATGATATTAGTTTAAACATGGAAGGTCGAGGCTTCAAAGAAAAAGTGTCAGGTGTTGAAATTCACACAGAAGATAAAGCGATTACGGAGAAAGTGTTACTGCGTGGAGAGTTAGAGGAAAAAGCGCTGGCATCGATTAAGTTTCCGCGTGTTAAACATTTGATTAACAAGCTACGTAAGAAGGGGTAACAAATGACAGTAAGCGAAGTTATCGAACATTTGAAACAGTTTGAAAAAGTATACGGCAAAAACATGCCTGTGGCTGTCATTGTTGACGGTGTTCTATACGAGGTCGATGGTGTTTGGGTTGATCCTTATTTTGATGTAGCAACGATTAAAGGAGGAAAAGAATCATGATTATAGTACAAATCTACCCTAGCCAATGGGGAAAACTGAAGAATATCACAGCGAAAGCGGAATACTACAAAGACTTAGGCGCGGAAGCGATTTGGATATCTCCTTGCTACCCTCACAGTGGGTACGACAACGGTTACGATATCAAACACTACGAAGACATTGCGCCTGAATATGGAACACTTGAGGATATGTCGGAATTGATTGACACGTACCACGCCAACGGCATTAAAGTGTTATTAGACTTAGTTATCAATCATTGTTCTATCGAACATCCTATTTACAAAATGGCACTCAAAGGAGATAAAAGCGCACAAGCAATGTTTCATATGTACGACGAACCCCAAAACGATTGGGAAGCTATTTTCGGCGGTTCTGTTTGGAAATACGAACCAACTATCGACAAATACGTTTTTCACGCATTTACAGAAGGGCAAATTGATTGGAACTTTGGCAACGAAGAAGTATGGGAATATTGGGAAAATGTCATCGCGTTTTGGCTAGAAGATATGAACGTGGACGGCTTCCGCGTAGACGCACAAACGCACATGGCCAAGGACGATTGGGATACGCCTAAAGTCAAACACGACCCTGGCGCTCCTTATCGTTGCGCGCCTAAGCTACATGGATACATGAAGCACTTAGCAGATATTGTTTACGGGATCAAAGGCAGCGCGTTTCTAATGGGCGAAGCAAACGGAATCGACGTCCATGGAGCGAAACGATGGATTGACGAAGGGTTGTTAGACTGCGTTATTCAGTTCGAACACCTCGCACCTTTTAAATTAGAAGGAACACACCGCAACGGCTCTACGCTAGATTGTATCTTGAAAATGAAAGAATGGTCTGATGTATTAAGAGAGGACAACTTAGCCTACATTCAATCGCATGATATCGCTTGTGCCTACTCTGTTTTGAGTTTAGATCATGAAGATATTGCACGTTTGGTATTCAGTCAACAAGGACATAAGTTGCTCTATAACGGGCAAGAAACAGGTATGGAAAATAAAATTTGGAAAGATTTGCGAGAAATCAAAGAACCAGAAACAAAAGGACGCTTCGAAAAGTTAACTGCACACGGCGTGCCGATTGTAAATGCGGCGGCATTAGTGGCGCAACTATCTCGTGAAAATGCACGTCAACCGATTCAATGGAGCAATGATCCGAAGTTGTATGATTTGTACAAAGAATTGATCGCAAAAGACAAAAAGGGGCGCGAGCAGTATGTATGAACACCTACTAATTGTTAATACGGATGAAGGAAACGAAAGTAGCGTTTATGTGATTGGTGTAGATGACGCTGAATTAAAAGCGTTCTTTGATTTTGCAACGCATATCTATATGAATCCCAAAAACGCGTTTATCAACATCAACGGTAACTTAATTCAACACTCAAAAATCACAGATTGGGCGAGTTTCACTAGAGAAGTAATCATGGAAGAACTTACTGGAAAGGCGGAAAAATAATGGAACTATTTTTTATGTTTATCTGTTACGTGTTAGGTGTGGTTGTTGGTTATGAACTTGTTAAGTTTTTGCGTGTAGCGTGGTTTTTGCATAAATTAGGTAAAGCGAAGAAAATGCTGGACGAGGTACTAGGCGAGCTAAATGGAACGTCAACGAGCCAAGAAGCGGACGAACCAATCGAAGGAACACTCGAAAAATCTTTTAATGACTTAGGAAAATCAATTCATAACTTAGGTACGTCTATTCAAAAATCACTAAACAGCAAGGAGGAAGAATGATGGACGAAAAGAAAGAAATGGAAATGGTGGCATTCTTAGGATTAGGCGGCGAACGTTTGGATGAGCTAGGGCAGAAAGCAGTAGACTTAGGCATGACAGTTGAGGAAATACAAGAGTTCACGCAACTAGCGATCGCTTGCAGTTCGGTTATAGGATTGACAGAAGACCCCGACGCAACGTTGGTAGACATGTACGAAGGCTTCGGCGCAACTTGGTTAGAACAATTGGGAGTTGATGAATAATGCATTATGAAAATGTTTGCGTGTTTTGTAGCGCGCGCGATGATGTGGATAAAGATTATTTAAAACTAGGCTATGAGGTTGGCAAGCTGTTAGCTGCCAACCAATACACCACCGTTACCGGTTGTTCTAGTTCGGGAGTAATGGGTACGGTAGCAACCGGAACATACGACTATAACGGTTATAACATTGGTGTTTATCCCGAAGAATTAGCACACTTAGAACGTCCATTCATGGACTGTGAAGAACTTTATTTAGAAGAACGCTTAATCGATCGACAAGCGCGTTTGATCGAATTAGGCGACGCGTTTATCATTTTGCCAGGCGGTTCTGGCACGATGTACGAATTGTTTGATGTGTTAACGAAAGTCGCCGTTGGTTCTAAGGATGAAGTACCAATTATTATCGTGAATTACAAAGGTTTCTACGATGATTTGATTAAACAACTAGTTAAATTAGAACAAGAAGGAACGTACAACTTCCCGCCCACCCTCTTCTTCGCACGTGATGTAGATGACATCTTGCCGATTTTGTTAGGTGAAACAGAATAGAAAGGAGAAAGAATCATGCTAGAAGATGTAACACAATTGATCGTGACGACTTACAAAGGACGAAAAATGTATTTCGTGCATACAAAACTAGCAATCACTGACTACGGCTTGGAGCTTTTTAATAAAGACACCTTAGAACTAGAGCGTTTGATCCCACGAAATCAAATTAAAAAGATGGTTATTGTTGTGAAGGAGGACGAAAATGATGGATAAAGAGCAATTGTTAGAAACGTTGTATGATTCAGCAAAGAAAATTTTACACGAACAAAAAGGAACGCTACATCCTTTCGAGGTTATCGAAACAATTCGAGAAACGTTACATGTTACCGACACTGTGCTTGGAGAACCTAAACTCTCTCCGTTCGAGATTTGGGAGTTGATTCAGGCGGTATCTATTGAAGCGTTAAACCCATACGACGAAATTTGATTTAAAATCACAGGAGGAAAAAGAATATGTTGACAATTGAGAAGACAATCACTAGCTTGGAAGTTGCCGAAATTACAGGGAAGTTGCACAAAGATGTTATGAAACAGATTCGAACAATCATTGGACACCTTGGAACACAAGGAACAGAAACCGGCGAAAAATTGCGCCCGTTAAATTCTAGTTATTTTATCGAAGATACTTACGTTGACAGCAAAGGCGAAACACGTCCAATGTACCGTCTAACTAAGAAAGGTTGCGAATTATTCGGTACGCGTATGACAGGTGCGAAAGGCACACGGTTCGCTGCTTTCTATGTCGAACGTTTTAACGATATGGAAACGCATATAAAAGAAACCGAACAACCTAAAGTACCTACTACCTACCTTGAAGCTTTAGAGGCGTTAGTCGAAAAAGAAAAAGAGAAAATAGCATTAGAAGAAGCAAATAAAGAGAAACAAGCGCAACTGGAAATTTCAAACGCAAAAATTGCCGAGTATGAACCTAAAGTTGATTATGTCGATAAGATCTTACAATGTAACGGCGTTATGTGTGTGACACAAGTCGCTACTGATTACGGAATGAATGCACGTCAATTTAACACGTTACTTCATGAACTAGGTATTCAGTATAAAGTAAATGGACAGTGGATCTTATACACGAAACATCAGAATAAAGGATACATCAAGACAAAAACGTTTGAAAAGAACGGCAAGGCGTACCCTAGTACCTATTGGACACAAAAAGGACGTTTATTCTTATATGAGGAATTGAAACGCGCGGGTTATATGCCTTGTGAATAATACAAAGGGGTGATCGTATATGATTGTGTGGTTATATACGGACGCAAGTTTTAGAGAGAAATCTCACACGTGCGGTATCGGTTGCCAAGTACTAGTCGACGGCAAGCAATATCAGTGGAGTACCTACGAAAAGGACGTTTACACCTCACAGCAAGCCGAAACGTTGGCTTTGTATTACGGAATAAAACGCGTTATGAACGAGTTTGGCGCAAAAGATACTGTACTCGTGATAAAAAGTGACAATAACAGTCTAGTCTGGCGTATTAATGAATTGGTTGACGATAATGATTTACCGCTAACGAACTTAGAACAACGTATTATATTAATGATGCGAAAATTTAAGTTTTACGGTCTTGCTTGGTGCGCGCGGGAAAACAACCGGTGCGCGGACAATTTGGCACGGCAAGGCATCCGGAAATACTTCAAAGAACAGAAAGGGAAGTGAAAAATATGGTGTGGTGGAATATTTGGGCTGTCATTAGGACAACGGAAGTGATACATCACGGTTCTTCTCTCGCCTCGGTGGAATACGATACTTTTACAACCGGTCGCTTAGTTAATACTTCGTCACGTAAAAAAGCACTAGAAGAAGCAGAAACATATTTCTACAAAAGACACGGAGACGACGTGGACGTCATATTGGTCGGTGCAACACGCATACAATTCTAACAACAAAAAAGAGACGCTAACGCGTCTCTTTTCGCATAGTTACAAAAACCGTAACTAATGCTTAAACAATCGTAAAATAGATATCCTTGATTCTAACATCATTCACAGCGCCTTCGCCGTTCGCTTTGTTGCATCTACGCAAGATGATATCTACTTTCTTCCCTTTCATCCAACCTACATCGACAGTCACGTCAAACCCTAAATGTTCCCCGCCTTTATAGCCGTATTGTTTCTTGACGTCCGCACGTTTAAATCCTGCCGATTGTACGCGCGCTAGTTCTTTGTTTGTGCCGTGTTCCATGATGATGACATATGCATATGTACCGATTGGACCCGTTGGTTTGTCTGGCACTAGCCAGCCTCTGACATGTAATTTGTTTTTCTTAGGCATGTCTAATACCTCTAATTTACCCCACGCGTTCCCTTGACGGATTGCCGGACTTTCTAGCACGGCTTGTGCGTGTGTTTTTGGTTTGCTTGGTTTTGGTTTGCTTGGTGTAGGTTTGTTGTTACTTTTGGCGTTAGCAACATCGCTCCTAAACCGAGCTAGATTTATACCCCATTTAGCAAGATATGGAATAGGGTCAACATGGTCAGAGTTATTGTTTGGTTGATTGTGTGTTGCATAGTTATGCGTGATGATCCCGGTGTTACCTTGATCAACGGTGATAGGTAAGCCAGCTTGTTTTGCTAAGTCATGTAGTAACTCACAATAAATCTTGTAATCACGCATGAACTCATCTTTGTTAGAGTGGGATTCAATTAATTCAACCGAGGCATATCCCCATTGATTCCAACCTCCACCAACATCCCATGCCCCACGATTAACTTCAGCTAGTTGAATCACTCGTCCATTACCTACAATATGAGTATAGAAACCAGTGGTAATGTCTTTATTATGAAAATAATCTGCCTCGTTTTGTACTGTACTACGTGGGTTACCTGTACTGTGTGCGTGTACTTGGCCGTATGGAGCATATCCAACTTGTGGCAACCCTGGTCTAATTCTTCTTTCTACTTTATACACCATTATTTCTTGTCTCCTTTATTTTGTTTATTGCCAAAGTTTCCGATAGAATCGTCTGCGAGATCTCGAAGTTTGACAAATAATTCCTTCGCAGACTTAGGAAACGGATAGCCACATTCTAAGTAGTTTTCAGTGATCGAAATTGCATATGTAAAGATGTAGAACCCTAACACGAACGGAATAGCCGCCGTGAAGTTCATCATGGTTAGAATCGTGAACACTACCACATTCAAGATAATCACGTTCACGTGTTTCATCAATCCTGTTAGTCCGATAGAACTTGATAGTTTTTTCAATACTACAGCTTTACTGAACCCGGTGAACACGTCCAATCCAATTGCACTTAGTAGCACGATAAAAAGTGGGTTTTGCGGGATGCTTTGCAATATTCCTAATATGATTGGTAACATTTCGCATTCTCCTTTTTATATTTTGATATAGTCTGTGATGTAGTCGCCTGTGCCGATAAACCATTCATCTTGTTTGAAAGGTGTGCCAGTTTTGAGTGTTACGCCGTCGTCGGCGGTTATGTACATTTGACGTACAGTGTCATCTGTGCCTTTCCCATCGATTAAACCGTGCGTAACAACTGTTTTCCATTCTTGAGTTAATGCGTGTACTGCTACGCCACTTGCGATATCATTTTTGATTTTAACGTTCGCGTACACCGATATTACATTACCTATTCGCTTGAACGTGATAGAACCTTCTGCAATAAACGTTGTGTTTTCTGGGGTCAATTTAAGGATTTCAACCGTTGTTAATTGTCGCAATAGCTCCACGACTTGTGAAGTTTGTAAGGTCGATTCACTAGCGTTTTCCCCAGCACTTGTAGGTTCTGCAGGCGTTTTGCTTACTTTGTCATCGACTTCCGTCATCGTGTAGTCCCACTCGTATTTTGTAGGTTCGGTAGTGCCTAATAAAGCCAAACCTTTGTATCGGTGGCGTTCGATATTCGGTGTTCTGGTGTCGCCTTTTTCGATTTTGAGCCAGTTGATAGTACATGCTCCAACTGTTGCGCCAGGCTTTTGAAGTATTTGGAGCAAGGTTGGAAAGTTTTGGCTAACTTTTGAGGCAGTAAATGTCAGAGACCATGTGTTTGCGAGGCCTTCGACTGGCTTCATACTCCCGTAATTATAATCTTCGACAGCTTGCCCATACACTACAAACGCTTGCGTAGATGGTTTAGTTCCTTCTAACGTTATTGTGTAAGTAGTGCCCGCAACAAACGGTTCTTGTATTTTAGCCGAGTAAAGAGTATACTTACTCGAACTGATTGGGAACGCCGTGTTTTTATTTGCAATATTCTCGCCCAATGGCGCTTTGCTTAAATAGTATGGCGCATCGAGTAAATTCGGCTGATATGGTGTGGCTGTAGAGCCTTCTTCGATTTTGATGTCGTACAACTTAAATCCGCCATTTATTTTACCGTTTTGAGAAAAGCTAACACTAATGAAAAAACGATCTAAATTTGTGATTTCATATGCAACACTGGCCGTACCTTTGATTGTTATTTCTTTTCCTACGTCATCTATTATCATGCTCGTATTATTTGCTTCTAATAGTACACTTCCCCCAGGTGTTTTACGATATGTCAACCTTAATTTATTAATGTCTCCTGTAGTTCCTTCATCAAATCGCAATTTTGCACTTAGAGTATATGTTTTACCACTGCCAACAGATGGCATATTAGCACTTGTTAACATACTAATGTCGCCTGTACCGTCAGACGTAAAATGTAATATTCCGTTATCATCAGTTAGTGACCCATGATTACCCTTAATAAAATCGCTAGATTCCAATTTATTTACAAATAAGTTGGGATTCCCCGAATAATCATAGTCGCCGAAATCAAGACTGTTTGAGTACAAAGCTTGTAGTTTCGTTAGCGACTTTACTTCGTTCTCGATTGCCTTTACTTCATTCCCAATTGTCTTTACTTCATTCTGCAATTCTGTTACATTTGCGGAAAACTCATCTACTTGTAAGTTCACTTCCGCTAGTAACGCTTTAAAATCTTGGATAAAATATTCTGCTTTCCCACTTGCGATTTTATCAATTTTTGATTTTTCCATTCGGAAAGTGAAACCGATGTTATCACTGGAAGAGTTATCTGGATAGTCAACGTATACGAACGTTTCTACCGTTCCGTTGTACGCTTTTAGACTATCCGGCAAAATGTACTTTACGACACCGTTCAAATAGCTTTCAGTGACGAGATTGCTTGCAATAAACGGTACAGGGTCTTTTGTAACTACCCCATCTACTTCCTCGTAGATATTCATTAGAAGTCGCACGTTTGCGCCCAATAAATCAGCGGGCTTGCCATCTTGTTCTGTAATGTGTAATTCTAGTGCAATTTGATTGTCGTAAGACTTAAAAACTAGACCCGTTGCCTGTAAGCCGTAGTCTTTGGGTTGTGTCGGAACTTTGATAGTTCCTTTTTTGATGATATGCGTCATTATTTCACCCCTTCGATTTTAGTTACATACACGTTGTCGTTTACGTTGCCAGTCGTCATAGAACCGCCTGGAGAGGCGTTGACCGCTCGGCCCGCGCCTATTCTTGCGGTGCGGTCTTTTACGTACAAATCAAGTTCAACGACTGTAAAACCAGGATCGTTGTTCCATAAGTTCATCTTCGTCAAGTGTACGAAATCTTGTCGATTGAACTCATCGATGAAGCCAGTGTCGCCGTCGCACCAGTGAACACGCATTGTTTGATAACGCCAAGCGTCGTCAGATAACGTCACACTTTGCCCGACACGCATTGTACCTTCCCACAAGATAGATGAAGTGAATACGCGACGCCAACCAAGACTATTATATCCGTATTGCGGCTCACTGTTATGTGTGGCACGTAAGTAGATTTCGCCGCTGTATCTAGCGAACATAATAATAAGACGTCTTTCTTCATGTTCCGCCATTGAAATGATTTCGACATAATTGCCATCAGTTACACCTGGTGGGTTGCCATCGCCCCATCCGGCTTTAGTTGCGTATTTGCCAGGCGGGATATCTAAAACATCGGGATATCTTTCGGGCAAACTGTCATCTCTAACCCATACACCTTTCGACTGCATAACCATTTCCGGAGTAGCGAACCCAGAGTTTGTTTCCGTAGCTAACACATGCGCGTCGTGATCTGAACCGTCGTAGTGAATTGCCGCTTGTTGTAAAAGCCATTTCACGGCGTCTTCGTAACTCATTTCTTCGAATTTGTTCGGTTTACTTTGAAAGTCTAACACTTATTTCCACCACCTTAATAATTATATGTAAAGTCTTTTGCATGTCCTACGCCTAGCATTGTTACTTTTTTAAGCGCGGTATCGACTTCGATTTTGTAAAAGCCGAGTTCTCCCGCTGTGTCTATTAATGAAGTTGTTTGAGTGAAACCGACATCGCATAAAATCATTTTCACTGTACCGATGTTATACTCTTGAAATTCATGCCAGTGACCGCAGAAGTAGCCGACGACGACACCCGCTCCTTTTTGGCTCATGTCGAATGTTTGTGTTCCTGAAAAACGTCCGTCGTTTGGCGCGCCTAAGTTATTCCAGTTAAGTGTCACGGCGCTACCCGATTTAAAGCCTTCGAGCAACGTCGAAACCATAGCTACATTACGTACGACAAATTTTTTATCTAAGAACAAAGGCACATGTCCGACAATGATTAGATGATAATCACGTGGCAGTTCTACCAACCAATTTCCGAAATCTAACAATTGTTGCCCGCTGATCACGCCTGGCTCGGTGTCGGTGTAGCCGTCGATATAGTTGTCGCCATCTCCGCCTTCGTAAAAATCATCGGTATTCAAACGGTAGACCGCTATTTTTTTATCTTCGAAAAGAACGCCACCGTAAGTTCCGTTCCAATATTCGGCAAAATCTGCAGTCGAAAGAGTTCCTTTTTTACGACGCCAAAGTGGATCGAAACAACGATCGTGGTTACCTTGGCAAATAATCACAGGCTTTTCTTGTCCTGTGCATGCCGCACTAGTGAATCGTTTCAACGTCGCCAACATGCTATGTCGTGCGCCCCATTCATCGCGGATAAGTGTTCCGTCGCCCATCGAACCAAGTCCACCGTCTATATTGTCGCCACCGTATATCATTACATCGGTTTTGTTTCCTAGTCTTTGAAATTGCGGGATAGCTCGCCAGTGTCTCAAATAGAACTGTTTATCAGGTGTGTGCGGACCAGCTGCGCCACCGTCTACGCGCAAATTGTGGTTATCGAGGTGGATATCCGTGATGAAAGCCATGTTAAACTTAGAATCGTCTACACTTGCGATGACTTCCTCTAGTTTTTTTGGCACAAGTGTTTCATAACGCATAGTGTCGTAATTAAAGAAACGATTGTCTGTTCTGATTTGACTAGCGCCCACCGGAACTTGAAATTTTTGGTTCAAACGTTTCGCTAAGTTCGGAAAGTCGCCTTTTGCGTCGTTTAGAATGCCTAAGATTGTGCCACCAGGGTCGATTGATTCAAGAATCGCTCTGTTATCTTCGATGAATTTTTCCCAATTTGCTTTATTTTCAGCAAAATAGATTTTGATTTTTTCGATGATTTCGTCTACTTGCCATAAGTAGCCGCTATCCAAAATCGGTTCTTTATGTACGCCGCGAACGACTTCATATTCAAAGTTATGTGTCGAAAACACTTCATTTCCTGTGCTATCTTTAAAACTGAAATAAGCGACGTTTTTACCCAGCCATTGTAACGAGCGTGCGCCTAGCGTAAACTCGATACGTGCGTTTTCTGGGTAAACACTTTCTACTTTTTCGACAATCGGTTGCCCGCTATCAGAACGCGTAATGTTCACAAACTCTACAGTATAACCGACGAACGGAAATAGTCTTCCGTTCGCTGTGATTTCTACTGAAAGGGTTTGTGTTTGCGTGTCGTCTTGCCGGAATCGTAAGAAAATTTGATGATTCGGTTCAGTCGTAGATAAAAGAGTTTTGTATTTAATTGCTGACACGTTTCACAACTCCTTTTTTTATTTTGGTGGGATACAGATACTAGCGATTTGTCCGCTACCTAAGTAGCCGCGCGTACATTTCGCTACTACCTGTCCATATTCTGTGTTCTGTTCATATGTAAGGATTGTGCTACCCTCAATTCCACGAATGACACCTGTATGTCCATAGGTCGGATCAGTCGTCCATGCATTTGGTCCGCCGACGCTTGCGCCTTGCGTAAAATTGATGATAGCCCCAGCAACAAGTTGGTCTAAAGAAGGATTGAAAATGGCTTTCCATCCTACAGCGCCCCAATCGTAACCCGAACCAATATTTGACGCCGCTGTGGTATCTCCAATCACGTGAGAAAAACTGTATTTCGTTCCACTTCCCATTCCGCAACCACCTAAGAAACCCGAATATTCTGCGGAAAGTGCATAACATTGTCCGTTGCCCACACGTGTGTTTATAAGGCTTTCCAAGTGTTTCAATCCCGCCTCGCCTGTCGCTTGTGTCGGTTTCAAATCCTTGAATCTATTGTACCATTGTACGGCATAGTCCTCGCGTTCCGGATGAGTAGTCGCCGGACGTTCATAGTTACGTTCAAATGCTCGTGCCGCCAATCTAGGATCAGTACATGCTTTCAACCCAGCAACTGTCGTAGGTTCGATGACGCCCATCCATTGAGATGTTCCGAATGTCCATAGAAGTAATTGAACTTGTCCGCGCAAACTTTCTACCGGTTCTTTGATATTTGCGGCGTTGAAAAGGTTTTGCACGTACACTTTACCGTCATAAGTTGCCGGTCCTACCAATGGATATGCCGAACCATCCCATTGAACCAACCCATACGCCGGCCCACCGATTTGCCGAGTATCAGGGTCGAATGTGCCGCCCGTTTCTTGTTGCATGTTCCCTAGAATACCGCAAGCCGCTTGCTTCGTGAATTTGTTTGCTAACAAGATGTCATAGATTTGCCACGCGCGCTTTTCAGCGTCGGTTTTCAATTCTTCAGGAATGCCGCCAGTACCGCCACCGCCACCAGACGGTCCTCCACCTTGTCCTGGATAAACAGCTTGCCCGTTGTTGATAGTCAAACCACCTTTTACAGCAAGATTACTATTCATTGTCACGTTATTGTGGAAAAGTGTTTCTCCTTGCACTTCGAAGCCTTTTTTAAAGATAACTTTTTCGTTAAACGTAACTTGTCCGCTCTCGAAACTACCTGCGCCTCTTAACCTGTATTTGAGGTTATCTATGTGCGCATCTGCCGGTATTTGAAAGATAGACGTACTGTGTTCATCGCCCATTACGTTGATCGAAAAGATTTGGTCTTTGTGTTTGATGATTGCCGCGCCGTTTGCTCTCTGTGTCGCCGCGTCATACGTGCCACAGAACTCGGCAATCGTTTTCCCTTGCACCTGATTTCGCCATTTACCATCGGAATAGTCGATTTCGTTCGGTGTGTCTTTTGCGTCTTGGATGAGAAATTTGCCGTGATCCATAACAGCTTGATATTGTTTTCGCGCGCCATCACTATACATAGTTTTTAGTAACGCACCCTCGATAAGGATACCCCGCAAAATACCCGCCATAATAAAGTTAGCGTTAAACGTTCCGTCAATCGTCCACGCAGTGTGAGAATCGCCATTGTGAACGTCCTTGATTGTTTTCCATTGCCCCTTTTCGCATTCCTTGAAACTGATGCCCTCACTGTTTGCTGTCATAAAATGAGACGAGCTAGGAATGTTTTTGCCGTTCATCCATACATATTCGTACACTTCACGGCTGTCAGACACACCGGCTTCAATTCCGTTCACTTGATAAATCGATCCGCCTTCTTTGCCGGCACCGCGCATGATATCGTCTTGAAACTTACTAATCTCGGTCGATTGGTAGAACGTCATCTTTGTCTTTTCCATTGTATTAATAGACTGAACAGCGCTTAGCGTGCTTGTTTTGCTATTGCTAGTTAGGTTGTCTCCTAAGTGTACTTTCTTCACGTTACGAACAAAATCACGTTCTTGCTTGTAAATACGCGTCTCATAGTGATAACCGCGATCATGCCTATGAATAGAAACAGTGTTCCCTATGTATTCAGCGCCTAGCACGGTAGAACTAAATTGCACTAGTGGGCGTTGATATTCTACTAAATTTTGCCATGTTAATTTCAGTAGTTCGTTCGGGTCTTCGCAATCATCGAAAACGATCACTTTCTCACGCTTACGCATGTCAGAACCTACAGGGATACCATATTTTAGTGTTGCGTCAGGGTCTTCTAGGAAGATTTGTCCTTTTGGTTTATCCAGCGGGTCTCCTTTTACTTTGCTCCATACCACATCAGCAAACTCAATACGTCGTCCATATCCGTCTCCGACTTCTTCACCGCGCCCACGTCCAATGAGTGATGTTACAATATTCGTCCGTTCGATTTCTTTTTCTACCGTTAACGCCTTATCGCCATATGTAAAACGTGTTCCGGTATTTGTGCCAATCTTGTCGTACACATCTAGGTATTTTTTAGCAACGCCGAACTCGGTTAGATCGCAACTGAATGCAAACTCGATGCCGTGTGTTTGCAATTGCTTCAGTGCCTCGCGTGCGGTTACGTAGTAAAAGTTGTCCGTGATTCTTGGCAGTGGTGTATGGACACGTATTTCCCAACCGTCCACACCTGCGTTTTCAAAAAGACGAATAATAAGACCTTGCGCATCTTCGTTGTTCGGTCTTATGTCTTTTATCACATAGCCGTCTAATTCATCGGGTCCAAAGTTAACGCCGCTCAAATTCAAGATATTTCGACTTGTTTTAGCGCCTAAAATACGGTAAAGGGAAAACATGCCGTCATCTTCCCTAACCGCCATAAACATCGCTTTTTCTGCTTCATCACTATAAACAACGCTGGCTTCTAGTGTGTCGTTCATTAATTCGGCTTTGTCGGATGTGATTTCTTTGTATTGGTTTAACGTACCGATCTTTTTAAGTGGTACGCGCTTAATTAGCTGTTGCTGTTGATTGAATAAGTATAACATCATGACACCTCCGAATAATGGATAATTAAGTTGTTCACGTTAGACGTGATTGTCATACCGTTTTCTAGCGTGAAGTTTTCAAAGTCAGAATCTAAAGCGATGATTTTATAATCTAGTTTTCCGTTTGAATACGTTTCACACGTCATAAAATCGATTTTAACGTGCGTCGACACCTCTGTGCTTGTACTTGTACCTTTGATAGTTTGGACGCCATTAGAAACGAAATAAGAGGCATTAGAGAGGATGTCGAACTCTATGCTTAGCGGAATAAGCTTCCCTTCATGCCGTATAAGTCCGTCGCTCGTCGTCAACTCTCTACCATAACGTTTAGGATCGCTGCACAAGATAGTAAAGCTACTTACTACGCTATTGCTTTCAACTGGTACGCTGTCCACTTTTGATAATCTGCCGTAGTAAAGCCAATCGCGTTCATCGTTGAAAAAGATAGGTACATCTTTACCCGTTTTGAGCACTCTTTCCAGTCGTTTAAAACGTGTTAAAAGCTCTTCTGAACTGTTTGCGTCTAGTTGGTATGCAATTACAAGCTCACGTGCTGGAGTGCGTTCCTCGGTCACAATACAGCCGTTCGCTACGTCTTCTGTTGTTAGTTCTACATCAAGCATTTCACGCCCGGACACCGTAAGAGTTCGGTATCCGGAAACGATATGTTCAATGAAATTGCCGTCGAAGTTCATAGCTACTGTCGGCAACCATTCTTCGTGAAAATGCCAATCGCTCGTTGTATCTCTAAAGTTGTACATCTTGTTGCCTCCTTATTAGAATACGTCTAAACGAACGTCAGTTTCGTTTTCGTGTTCGTCGAAAATATCGGAAACGAAGGCTTTGTAAGTTTGCCCGCCCATGCTTAGTGCGATATAAGCTGGTTGCACACTTGATCCGTCGATTTCGTGACGTACACGTGATTTTGTGTTCTTGTCGATCGTCATTGTTGGATTCACGTCGTTAATTGCGCTATCGATACCATTTGTTACGCTTGTATCACTCAAGCAAGCTGTTACGCCATCGACAAAACGTTGTACCGCACCAAACTTGCTTTCTAGTCCGCCTAACAATCCGTTCATAATCGCTTTACCGGCTGGAATTAGCAAGCGTTTGTCATAACTGATAGGCCCTTTGTGTTCGCGAATCCAATCAGCGATACCGCCTACGAAGTCTTGTACTTTCTTCCATTTGTCTTTCAGTCCGCCTAAGAAACTATCCATGATACTGCGTCCGGCTTCTCCTAAGTCAAAACTTTTCAGCTTATTAAACCATTCGCAAATACCTTCCCAAGTTTCTTGCGCGCCTGTTACTAGTCCATTCCACCAGCCTTTCACGGTGTCACAAACAGACTTCCAAGTGTCGGAGAACCAGTTACCGACTTCTCTCGCTTTGCGTGGTAACCATTCACAAAAAGCGTTCCATGTATCTTCTAACCACTTCGTGAAGGTTTTCCATGTGTTTTTCACGCCGCTGCATAGGTCTTGCCACGCTTGTTTGAACCATTCTTTCGTGTTCGTCCATGTTTGGTTCAACCAATCGCAAAAGCCTTTCCACGTATCTTCAATCCATTGCGTGAAGTTTTTCCATGTTTGCTTTACGTTTTCGCACAGGTCTTGCCATGTTTGTTTGAACCATTCTTTCGTACTTTCCCATGTTTCGTTCAACCAATTCGTAAATTCTTGCCATTTCGTTTCCAAGAAGTTACACAAATCCGTCCACAACGTTTTAGCTGTTTCTTTGATTGCGTACCATACATCCCACCATAGTTTTTGCCACATTGCGAATGTGTCATTAAACCATGAAACTAACTCGTTCCAAATTTGCTTGATGCTACCTGTGAACTCACTCCAAAGCATAGCGGCGTCTTCTTTCAATTGTTCCCATTCGCCAGTGATAAGGTCGCATAGTAACAGTACCGGCGCCATTACAACGGCTTTGATTGCGTTCCATGCTTCGCCCGCGATGTTTTTGATTGCTTCCCATGTTCTGCTTAGGATGTTGCCAATCTCTTTTCCCGCGGCGCTTAAACCGGCATACAACGCGCCGAATTTAGCGAGGAACGGATTGATGAATTTCTTGTACACCCATGTAACGAAACGACTGAAAGCGATTTGCACGTCGAGCCACATCAGTTTAAATTGGCGAATAACTTCGGCTTTGATTTCTTGAACTTTCGTCTTGAAACCATTTTTCAAGTCTTCCCATTTTTGAATAGCGGCATTCTTGGCGTTTTCAATGCCATTAGACACCTTATCTTTCAAACTATCCCATTTATCTTGGACTGCTTTCACAGCTCCGTCTACAGCCTTACGCGTGCTTTCTTTGAAGTTTTCCCACGCTTTAGATGTGTTTTCTGGCAAATCTTTGAACCATTGAATCACTTTGTCAATCGCTTCGCCGATTTCTTCCATGTCTTTTTTGAATTTCTCAACTGATTCGCTGACAGTTTTCTTCACAGCATCCCAACAAGCGTTTACTTTGTTTCTAAATTCTTCGTTTGTTTTGTATAGACGCACTAGCCAAATAATCAGTCCGGCAATTACTACCGCTAACGCGACGAATGGATGTGCCATAATTGCGCCGCCTAGCAACTTGAATGCGCTGGCTAACTTACTTAGGATTTTCACAGTGTTCGCAATCGTCGTAGGAATACCGATGATAAATGTTGTGAATTTACCTAACACCCATAAGAGTGGTCCTGTAACTGCTAAAATTGCCGCAAGCACAACAATCACATCCCTCACAGGCGCTGGTAGTCCGCTAAATGCATTAATCAAACCCGTAAACGCCTTGACGATGCGTGTGAGTGCAGGTTCTAAGTCTTCATAGATTGTGATTGCCATCGTTTCTAAAGACCCACCAGCCTCTTCTAATGCACCTTTGAGGTTATTCTGCATCGTCTTCGCCATATTTTTCGCTGATCCGTCGGAGTTTTCTAGCGACTTGGTTAGTTTGTCGATTTCGTTCGGTCCGGCATTCATTAGTGCTAACATCCCGCTTAATGATTCTGTACCGAATAAGGTAGCTAGTGCGCTGTTTTTCTGTTCATCAGATAAACCGCCTAGTTTGCTTTGCAGTTGTTCAGTAATACCAGACAATGATTTCATTTTGCCATTGCTATCGTATACAGAAATGCCATATTGTTCCATTGTGTCATACATTGCTTTAGTCGGTTTCATCAAACGAGTTAACGCACCGCGTAGTGTTGTACCGGCTTGTTCCCCTTTGATTCCAGCGTTACTCATGATCCCGATTGCGGCGGCAGTCTGTTCTAAAGACCAACCAGCGGAATCGGCGGCAGTACCGGCATATTTCAACGCATACCCCATATCTTTCGTTTCTGCGTTGGTATCAGCGGCAGCACGCGCAAACACATCGGCAACGTGTCCAGTTTCGCTCGCATCTAGTTGGAACTGACGCACCGCGCTAGAGGCGTACTCGGATGCCATTCCTACATCCTTACCAGAAATCGCGGCAAGGTCTAGTAGTCCAGGCATTGCTTCCATAACCTCATTAGTGCTGAAACCAGCGGATGCCAATTGTTCCATACCGTCGGCGGCTTCTTTAGCAGAAAAGGCGGTATCCGCACCAAGTTGTTTCGCTTGTGAGTTCAGCTTCTTCATGTCGGACGGTGTAGCGCCTAGGATCGCTTGTACACGGCTCATCTGTGCTTCGAATTCTGCACCAACTTTAGTTGCTGCCGCAAACCCCGCTACAATTGGCACTGATACATATTTCGTCATACCCGCGCCGACTTGTGTCATTGTTGTGCCGGCTTCTGCCCATGCTGCCTTAGTTTGCTGACTAGAACGTTGCGAACGTCCGCCAACGCTTTCCGTTTGCTTTTCTAGGGCTTTCGCTTGTGCCTCTGCCTTTTGATATGTACTACTAAAGTTTTTATCGATTGCTTGTAGAACGGCGGTAACTGAATAACTTTGCCCCATCAGGAATTACCTCCCTTTAGTTCATCGTATTCTTTTAACCGTCCTATCCGTTTCAATATACGTTCTCTTACGCTAGGATCGATATGATCGCGTTCGTATCTTGTACCATCCAATACGTTGTCAATTTCTTTCTCGTAGTCGAAGAACTCATCAAACGTTTTGAACTTTGGCTTACCCTTTTTATCCGTTGACTGTACGACTTGATTCAAATAGGCTTGTTCGTGCATTTTCTTACGCTCATCTACCTGCCTGAGTTTAAAAGCAAGCATACGAAGGCGGTACTCTCGCAATGTCATTGCGCCAACCTCCGCAGCACTTGTGCAACCTAAGAAACGAAACGCGGATAAGAGTATGTCTTCGTATGTTTCAACTTTTTCTATTCGATTGTTTGGGCCGCTTCCGCTGTTTGATTTTCCATTTTCTTCGCGATAGTCTTCGTCAACGGTTGCTTTTTTATTTCTTCTAGCAATTCAGCACATAGCTGTTCTACGTTGTCATTTTCAATCATGAACTTTTCAATAGAGAATTTACCTACTTTTGTAGGTTTGCCTACTTGGGCGGCTTGTAATACATTTGCTACCGCGATAGGACTACCTTGTTCTAAGTCGGATAGCACGTGTTGTACACCGAACCCGAACTTAATACCATGCATTTCTACAGCGTAGATTTGATCCAATGCGTTGATAGTGTCTAATGTAAATACCACTTCTAATACTTTATTGTCGATTTCATAGTTTAACATACGAGATTACTCCTTCTTGTTTTTAATTGAAAGGGCGGATGTACCGCCCCCTAGATTATTCGGCTCCTTTTGTAGTATCCGCAAATGCATATTGTGCTTTTGCGATCACAGATGGATCAACCGTTGCGTACCCTTCTTGTGGCACGCCGTCGATGTTTGCTTCTGTGCTGATTTCTACTAAGTCTTCTACGTTGTAAGGCACTTCCCACGAAGCTACTTTACCGCGCATGTATTCAGCTTTGTATTTGCCGACGTTGTCGCTTGTTCCTTCTTGGCTTAGGTCTACAGACCAAAATTCCATGATTGCACCGTCTTTTACAGCTTTCTTCATGTACTCATTTTCATCGTCTTTAGACGCTAGTCCGTTTAGTGATAACGTAACCTCTAGCCCGCCGTCGCTATTTACTGCACCGTCTTTCGTTTGTGTAGTATCTAGTGAACGTTCATAGCTGATAGTGTGTTCAATTTGGAAAAGAGGTTTTGCCGCCGCTTTCTTTGTCGCTTCGTCTAATCGACGTACTAACAAAATAACTTGTTTACCTTGTGTTACCTCTGCCATGTTATAGCGCTCCTTTATCTATGTATTTTAGTGTGATTGGAATGATCGCGTGCCATAACGGACGATGTTGTGGCATCTGACCGGTGTTTTGTTCTAGTACCATCGACGGCTGACTTGCACTGTCTACGTAGTACCATTTGAAAGTAGATGTTTCTTTCATTCGCTTAATTTCATTCAACAGATTGCCTTTCATATCAGAAACGAGCTTTCTATTTGTCATTTCGCCGTATACGTGCAATGTGACGTTCATTTCTCCTGTGTAGGCAAACTTATTGCCTTGTGGGAGTTCTTGTGTCTGTCCGATGTATACGAACGGATAGCCCTCTTCTTCGGCGGGTAGGTAGTCAAACGTTTTATATCCTAACCCTTGCGATAATTCGAACAACTTATCGTATATCTCTTGGTCTGGATTCATGCGACTAACCTCCTTAAATCTGCTAGGAATTGCACTTTCTGATAGTTGAATGCACGCCCGACGAACTCATTGGCACTCATGTAACGCGTACCGTAGTTTACATATGCGGCGTAGTCTGCTGTTGGTGTAACCTCGCCTTGTAGCGGTTGAGCTACATCGAAAACGATAGAGTTTCTCAAAAAGCCTGTATCTACAGGACACTCTTCTTTCATTTTCTTCGCCAGCAAGATAGTGTGTTTGGCGACGACTTTCTCGGCTTCTATCAGTTTCTGTCCGTGCTGCAAAGCTTTTACCAACTCGTCGTTACCCTCTAAGGTGCATTTGTAACCGCTCATCGCTACACCTCCTGTAAGATAACCGTGACACGTACCTCGCCACGCCTTGTTATCTCTTGCCATGTCTTACCATCGAACAGCACATGCGTATATCCTTCTGGTGGAAAATCATAGGGCATGAAATGCATTTCTTTCTGTCCTTGCTTTACATTACCGTACACCGTTGCACTACGTTCGATGCCTACGTCCGTTACGTTTACATGCATTGTTTTTAGTGTTACATCGGTAGGAACTTGTTTCCCTTGCGATGGATCATATCTCATCGTGCGCTTGATAAATGTTACCTCTCGCGTTCTCATATGAACTTCACACGCATAAAGCCCGATCCGTCATGCTCCTTTTTATACGCGTTTATCTCGTCTATGTACTCATCAAAATCAGAATCGGGGAATGCCATTGACAAGCCTTCTTGCGAATAACTTTGCATTCCTTCTTGTCCGATTCTGTTCAATCGTTTTAACGACACGTCGAAAAGCACATCTTGGAATGAACTAGGGATGTCTGCCTCATCTAGGTTGACCCCTAGCAAACGCGCTAACCGTTGTTCTGTCAATTCACTAACAATCTGTAGTTTTTCATCAAGCGAGCCGGTTAATAACAATTTCATTTTGCTAATATCCATTTTTTCTCGCTCCTTATAAGCGATTCTAAGGCATTTTCGTGATAGATTACCCACCTAAACGAATTTAAACGCCTTAGAATGCTCGTATATTACGCTTCTGACGATGCAGTTCCGTCAATCATCTGTTGCGTTAGGGTAACAGTTACATCTGTAGGTTCGCTCTCTCCTACCGCATTCTTAGCGATGACTTGTAACTTGTATTCGCTCGGCGTTAAACTAGAAATGTTCCAATCAATTGAAAACGTTCCGTGTTCCAACGTCTTAGTGATACTTACTGCTCTACCGTCTACGCGTTTTAATACAACGTCAGTCACGTTGTCACCCTCTGTATAAGTTCCCCCAATTGTATAATGTCCTACTTCGCCAGCTTGGCTAGTAGCGACAGTTACTTTTTGGGGAGCCTTAGGGTGCAACCGGTGCTTTCACGTCAGCTTTCAACGCACGTGCTTCATTGTAAAGAGCTACACCGTACATTGTAGAGTAGTAAACGATGTCTTTTTGTGTTCCTTTGTCACGGTCAAACTCAACTTTAATAGGAGTTTTGTTAACGATTTTAAGAACAGGGTCAGCGTTCTTGCTGTCTGTGTAGTCACCTACCATTACCATTACAGCTTTACCTTTTTCAATGAACATAGATTTAACGACTTCCACACCGTCTACCATCATCATAGTTCCGCTGATTAAGTAGTCTACAGCTTTGTCCACTTGTCCGAATTTCTTAACCATTTCACGACGCAATACAGTAGCGTCAGCTGGGTTAAGGAATAGTACTAAGTGATGTTCGTCTTCGCTAACGAATTTATCTGCCATTGAACAGATACCTTCGTAGTTTAGTGTTACTGCCGCTTCCATAGTGAATTTGGTAGTTTGTAACGCTGCTAAGCAATCACGGTTTAACTGACGAGGGAACAACGTAGATAATTGACGAACGCCTTCTTCCAATGCGTCACCATATCCTAGCGCTTGCGCTTCGTCAGAAATTTCGAACCCTTTTGCGATTTTGTGGATTGTTACTGTTTTGTGAGTGTGTTGAATGTGGTCTACTGGAATTTGTTCCAACTCGCCGATGGTTGGTACAGTATCTTGCATTGCTGTCCACGCTGGAATAGTGATAGTTGATCCTGGTACACCCACCAAAGTAGTGTCTACATCTGCAAGTGGTGTAAAGATTAAAGCTCCGTCAAATTTAGCTTGCGCGATAGAAGCTAGTACCTCTGGATCGTATACGTCTTTGTCTTTGAAGTTAGTTGTGTTTTCGTGTGTACGACTGAACATCTGTAAGTTCATTTTGATTAATTCTGCGCTCATTATGTATTCTCCTTTTTATATGTTATTTACCCATGATTCGTTTGTATTCTTCTGGATGCGCCTGTTTGAATGCCACATGATCGCGATAAGTCATTCGCAAGATTTGATCTTTCGTTGGCATTGTGTCCGCATCTGGTAACGATGTAGCTGTTGCCGCCGGCTTCGATTTGCCTTTGCTACGTTCTACATCCCATTGTTTCTGCATAGCTTCCATGTTTGCTACATATGCTTTAATTGCCGCGTTTGTTTCCTCTGCTGTTTCACGAACTAACATGTTTACCATGTCCGCACTTGCCGTCAGGTTAGCTTCTTTCAATTCTTTTTCAACTTGTGCCGCCATTGCATGACGTGTTTCTGCTTGTTCATACGTTTTGATTTGCGCTTTCAGCTTCTTAATTTCTTCGTTCGCGCGTTCCTCAGCACTCATCGCCGCTAACCGTTCAGCTTCTTTCTGTTTAGCTTCTTGATCCTTTTGCCAACGGTCTAATCGTTTAGCGATAATTTTGTCGACGTCCTCATCCGTGTATTTCAGTTCGGGTTTAGGTGGGTTTGAATCGGATGATTTGTCTTTTGGTTCTGGCGTTGGTTCTGGTTCTGGATCACTAAACATTTGCAAATTCATCTTCAACAGCTTGTCTTGGTAAAACATATTAATTCGCTCCTTTTCCATAGCTTTTATAGTGGATCAATGCTTACACTTTTTATGTACCATAGCTTTTAACGTCTTCAATGCTAGGACGGATAATAGTCGTCAGGTAACGCTACTACCGAACATCTACAGTGTGGATGAAACGGTGGTGTGTATATCCACTCGTCTATCCTGAATACTTTGCCTAGATAAGGCGTGCATTTACTGCATGCATCTGGCTCCCCGATAATCATGTATCGTTTTACGCCAGCTTTCTCAAACATACGATGTTGTACTTCCGTTTGAATTCGTGAGCTTTCAGTCCTAGCCAATCGCACCGCTTGACTTGTCGTTACGTTGAACACCCTTTTAATTTCTCGCGCTGTTACGCGTGGATGTTGACCGGCAAGCGTTGCTCTTGTTACTAATCTTTCTAACTCGCTTTGCAACACTCGCTTAAAGCCCCATAGCTTGGATGAAAATTTCACGAATCCGTCTTTGCCTTCTTCATCTAGGTAACTACCATTAATTATAGCCGTAATTTGCGTTTTAAGACGTTTCGGCGTTGTCTCCCCAAGAATGCCCGCTTGTCTTCTAAACTCGCTCATAGCGTCGTTATATAAGTCACTATCTACTAATTTGTCGATGTCGTTCGTCATAGCTGTTAGTTCTAGGTTTAACTGTGCCTTGATGAGTTCTAATCGGCTGACTTTCATCTTGTAGTTGTATAGCCGTAGTTCTCTGTTTGCTTGTGGGCTAAAGTCTTTCGTTTGTACATAGACTTTCGCTTTCTCACTAAACAACTCTACATCCATCTCGTCCGCTTGTTTAAGTAGTTCGTCTACTGAAATGTTTTCTCTACCGGCTAGGTTCTTTCTCAAGTCGTTGATCTGCTGTGTTATCTCCGCTTGTGCTTGCGCGATGATCCGTTGTATCTCTCGCTTAGTCGTTCTGTCCTTGGCCAGCATTTCCTCAATGTGCTGTTTCTCTCGTTCTATGAAGTAGTCCATTCTGCCACCTCCTAAAAATAACGCCCGATTGATTTTAAATCAAATTCAAGGCTGTTGATGTGGCAACCTTAAATGACTTTCTCTCACGGGCGAAATACAAAATTTAAATAACGGTTATAGGCTATTCATCGCTTTCAGTATCATTTGCATCTTCGGATTGGTTAGCACTAGCATAATCTTCGTCTTTAGCTTCACTATCATTGTATAACCCTCCGTTTTCCTCGATTAATTTCATGTTTTCCGCACGTTCTTCCTTGATACGTTCTAACTCTGCCGGTACGTCCTGAACAATGTCCAAAATTTTAAGCGCCGTTCCCGTACTTGTCAGATTTGCCGTTGTTGTCGCAGCTTGTGCCTGTGCTAGATAATCGATCGGCATATTCCGTTTAAACGTGTACTCGATTTGTTGGTAAGAATCTGCTGAATGTTGAGGCATATTGACCGTTAGACTAAACAATAATTTGTATCTTTGACGTAATGCCGATTGGAACTTTCTATCGAATGCATGAGCTAAGTTGTTCATTGCTTGATATTTATGTTCTAATGCTACACCTGATGTTGCACCAAAGTTTTCGTCACTGATATCTGCTACCATTGAAATCTGGAATATCATCTTATGTAATCTATCTAATAAGTGTTCTTGTGTGGTGTCGCTATCTGGTTTATCTAAAAACTTGATATCTACTTTTGTTCCGTCTGGTCCGTATGCATTAATTACACGATTATCTCGGATGTTTTTCACATCTTCTTCATCTAGTTGCATTCCTGTAATCGCTAGATAAGCATCTGCGAAATAATCTACATCATTTGCTTTTTCCGATGTCGCTTTATTCATTGCGTTGATTAAGCTAACGACACTTTCAAAAATTCCTGTTCGGCTATCGTTTAGGATAAACTCAATGACCGGAATGCCATCAAAGATGTTCGGCGTGCTGTCTTTAAATGCTACGTTACCTGTGTTTCCTTCAATGTCGATTTCTTCCGTTTCTGTGTAGACTGTTCCAAATACTTTCATTTCCTCGTCTTGTACATAATGCACAGCGAAAACTGGTTTCATTTCTTTCGTTGTGTCATATACGATGAAACACTCCGTCGGGTCTACGTAGCATACACATGTTTTACTGTCTTCGTCTTGGTACATGATTTCAAACGAATGTCCATAGATACACGCTAATCTTGCTAATTCGCTTTCTTCGTCTTCTATGTCGTTATCATCATCGAATAATTGGATAAGCTCATTCACCGTTTCTTCTTCATGTTGTTTATGTATTGGAACACCGTTAAAATAGCCTGTAAACGTATCTGTGATGTATCTCGCATACCCGATAGACAAACGATTGTCTGGCTTGTATATCTCTTTATCTGGTAAGTTGAATACATCTGTATTGTTTTCGTACATGTCCATTAAGTAGTTATAGCGTCTTTTGTTTATTTGATGTTTTTGGATAAATTTATTTACTAAGTCTTGCGTTATCTCTGTGTCTGGATGAATTCGGAAAGGTTTCGGCTTCTTTTCGCCGTCAATAGGGTTGTAATATCTCACATTGCCCACTCCTTACAGTTTAAATGTTTTAATGTGACCTGATCCGCCACCATTAATCGGCTCTAATGCGTAACGCATCGCGTCTATGCCATGGTTGAATGTATCTATCGGCTTATTTATATATTCACCTGTTTTCTTGTCTTTTTGCCATGTGTAATTTTCGAATTCTTCAATAATTTTCGGGCAACGATCATCAATGACAATATCAAATTGTTTGATGAAATCGACCCCTTGTAAGATACTATCTGGTTTCTTTTTAACAGCTTGTATCCTGTCGACGCCTAACCGTCGTATCTCTGCAATGGACTTAGGTTCTGCCGCGTCCGCCATTATCTTTTCTTTTTTATATCCCATATCAGTGATTGCTTGCGCTATTTTGTCGTTTTCTTGTCCTTTGCGCACCCATTCTTCCACGACGTATAACTTCTTATTCGGTTTATCTACCGCTAACCTTACGAACGCTGTAGGGTCGTTCGTGTAACCGAAGTCAAGTCCAAAATAACTAGGGTATTCTCTCATTTCGTCATAATTCAATCGCTTAATGGTTTTCTTAGGGAAGACAAGTTTATCTAGCGTTGCGAATTCTCCTAATGCATATATCTTATAATACACCGGATCGCGATCTATCAGCAGTTCTAGGTTCTTTTTGGTTGCCTCATCTAAGAATTTGTTGTCCTTGTATGTAGTGTGATAAATTACAACGTCTTCTTGTTTTTGTTCAAAGAAAAACTTGTATACCCAATTCGCTTTACTAACCGGATTGAACATCATAAACAATTGACGTTTCTTATAAATAGGTTCACGCAAACGGATTGTCAATTGCATATAGTCCTCTTGATTGAACTCTGTCGCTTCTTCCATTACGATATCCGATACAGCTTTGATAGATTTCACTTTCTCGATGTCATCTGCGCCTTTAAACAGGAATACCGCACCGTTAGGCAACGTAATGCGGTAGTCACTCATATTCACTTTGCAATACGGTAAAATCTTGAAACTTGATAGACAACGAATTACATCTTCGAAAATAGAATCCTTTATTGTTCGTCCTACTTTACGCATCCACAATACACGGCGAGGTACATCCCACGGCTGCAATGCTTTAAGCACTACTTTCTGCACTACTCCGTGAGATTTGCCGGAGGAGCCCCCACCATAGTGTAGCTCTGTAGGGCTATCGTAGTTGTATAAGATATCGTAGATATGTTTGTTGAATACACGTTCCGGATGTTTGATGTTGATTTTCATATCTACGCAACTCCTTTTTTACTGCTCCCGCTCTATTTCAACAAGCAATTTTTTATCCAACGGTATGATACGCGCTATATCGTAAAGCCAATAATTTAAGGGTAATTTTCGTGGTGTATCCCCCACTTGCCCCGCGAAGATATTTTCACCTTTGTAACGGATAACCACTTCTTCAAAATCACTTAACGTAGATATTAATGCTCCTAGTTCTATCATTTTTCATCCTCCTAGTCTTCTGGTATGATCGTAATAACATAATTTCCGTCGCTATCCATCGTCAAACCGCAAACGAACGCGTCCAACCATTCCGGGAAATCTCGCGCTACATCTT